ATTTTCCTAAGTGAGGTTACGTTTAAGTTTTTGAAGTTTTGCCAGAGTTACAGTTTCTTTAGCTTGTAAACGCTCTGGGGTATTGTCTTCGGAATTTAGTTTAGCAGATTTTTCCCGCATGTAAAGCAATTCATCGTATTCAAAAGGTTGGTCCAATTTATATTGTTTATCATAATATTTTGGAGGTTTTACCTTTTTTCCTCTAAGTATTACGTAGTCTTGCGGGTATATATCCGAAGTATATTTTTTATAAAAGTCTCGCCCGATTCCAGGCTTTAGAGACATTTTATTGAATTCTGGTTTTTTTTGGTTTATTTCGCCAGTTTCTTCATCAATTTCAGAATAGTGTTGATTGGCTTTTTTTCCCGTTACTTTTTTCATGATATAGCGTGCAACATATGCAGCTGATTCAAAGTTAACGTCTCCAATGGAGGAATAACCAAATGGCCAGAGTAGTTCAAGGTCTGCGGATCTATAAAGCATAGAACCAGAGGGAGACCTTTGCCATAGTTTTTTATCATGAAAGTCGAATCCGAAGATACAGGCGTGGAAGTGAGGTCTGCCGAAATTTTCGCCATATTCTCCAGCCATGTAATAGCGGATTCTATTGTTTCCGAGTTTTTTTCGAAGTCGTTTAATGAACAGTTGAAAGTCTTCGTAATGTAAGCTGCCATCGCTTGGGAGATGTGTATTGTCATAAGTGAGGGTTATAAAACAGTTTTTTTCATGTAATTGGGCTTCGTGCATACACCGAATAGCCCATTGTCTTGATCGTTCTAGACGGCATCCAACGCATTGCCCACAGGGCAAGTCAAGGGATCGAACGATGTCATGTTTTCTCGTTTCATCGAAAACGATTGATTTGTCAAAGCATTGAAATGCTTTGAGAGGATGATAACAAGGCATGTGAGGTGCCTGGGGGCTTTATTAGAGCCTCCAGCCTCCACGCATTGGCGTGTTACGCATATTTGCACCTTTTGTATGGTGTGCGTGTTTACGAAATGTCCTTGCGGATTTCTTTTTATTTACAGGTCTGCGACGCATCATTTTTTTAGTCCTTGGTTATCGTATTTTTGTGGTTTGGTGTCACCTAGCACAGTTACATCAAGTAGGTAACTGTGCTTCCGTGCTTTCAACAGGGATAGAAAGCACGGGTTTAGGGTTTACCAACCCTAATTTTTCCGCCTCTGGGCGGTTCGCTTCATCTTCGATGAATGCGATTAATTTTGAAGGATCATTATCGAACCTTGCACGCATTTTGGCAGGCAAGGCTTCAAATTGCTCTTCTGCCGCGATAACGGCATTAAGAGCTGAGTGGTAGTCTCCCACTCCAGAGAAATCGCCGTAAGAAGGCGATAAAGGGGTTTGAGGAATAAGTCCAGTAATACCGAACTTTTCCATAATATTATTAATATCGCATTCGTCCTTAAATTGCTGCTGAGCCAGGGAAGCATCCTCACAATGCAACCCTGACTCATTTGACGCAGCAATATGGTCATAGTTATAAGGAGTACGAATAAATGGTGCGATTATTTTAGTCATTTTCATTCCATTGGTGGTTGTTTATTACTGCTATTTTGTTTAATAGGTTGTCCAAGATAATTGTCCACCGCTTTTTTAGCGCCAGTAGCAGAGTACATTTCTTTCGCAATGTTTTTTACATCGTTGTAAATTGGTTTGCTCGAACTAGGAGCAGAACCAGTTTGAGCTAATCGCTCAAGTTGATTAGTATATCTAGCAGAAGACAGAGCCTGAGCGGCCTGAGCAGAAGAAGTCTTACCGATTTCTTCTTTCATATAAGTATCAGCCAAGATTTGTTTGTACTTGGCTTTTATGTTTGGATTGTCATCCAGTTTATTAAGAGTATCAGCTCGTACATTATCAGACTGGTTGTCTGTTAATTGGGTTTGAGCTTGTATTTGTTGAGTTTGCTGATGCGCTTGAGCAGCGGCAGCATAACCTTGATAACCAGATTGAGCAGACGTAGCTGCAGCACCTAAAGCATTTTGCATTTGTGCCATTGCACCAGCTGGAGTCGTAGCTCCACCTTGTGAGTAAGCAAGCATGGGATTTAATCCAGCAGCTTTTAAATCAGTTACTGCACGTTGATATGCAGTATTGGACATTCTCTCTTGAAAGTCCATTTGAGCTTTTGATTGAGCAGTATTAGCTGCATTTGTAGATTGAGTTCCGAAATAAGATCCGGCAGCACCTAAAGCTCCTGCAATTGCGGAGCCGGTGCCTGGAGGTAATCCAGCAGCCATGCCAGCACCCTCAGCTACAACTGTGGGCAGCATGTCTGCTATTCCATCAAAGAGTCCCATTAGAAGTGATCAATTAAGCCAGGTACAGAGTACATTGGCATTGGACGAGCCATCTTGACATCAAAGAATGAGTCAAATAGGAATTGTTGGCCATTAGCTGCTGCTCCAACGGCTACGATACGAGACACAGGTGGTGTGTCTTGAATAAAAGTTGTATTCAATGTAGGCGCAGTAGTGAATTTTTGAGCTAAATGCCAGCCGTCCAAAGTACCAGCAGATGTGGATTTGAACAAACCAGTAATTTTAGATGGTTTGTAACGATATTCTGCCCAGCGTTCTTGGTAACCGAATACGGTATTGTCTGCAGCGGTATCGCCTGTTGCGTAAATTTCTTTACGTAAAACAGTTTGTTCGCCAAGAGTAGCAAATGCTGGGAAATAAAAATCATATCGAGTTGATCTTGACCACATACGGTCAAGTCCTTGTTGATAAGTAAGGTCTGCTCTTACAGAGACTAAACCGATAATTACGCCATGCTCAGTAAATGATTGAGTAAATCCATGATTATGAGCCAGGGCAGTACCCATAGCAGCAAGGTTGCCCAGAGGGGTAGTAGCTCCTGTTTGACCAGTAGCTGATGTTTGAGCAATCGGATTAACGTTAATAGGGGTCGATCCGCCACCGAGGTATTCAGGACGTTGTAAACGAGCATCAGGACTGATAACGCCAAAGTGAGAACGAATAATTTCAGTATATCGAGTACCGCCACGAGCGTCTCTCTCAAGTAATTTTTGAATCTGAAATGATTGACGTAATTGATTAACAGTTGCAGCAGTTGCAGTAGATAAGTCAGCATAAAGTCCTGTTTGTGAGGCAAATACTACGTCACGCATTGATGCGGTAACGGCTCCGCCATCGAATTGCATATGTCCTGTATTTGATTGTCCATATATGTTTTGATCGACGAAAGATCCGTCAAATGCGGAAACTTGAATTTTTAATCCGTTTCCTAAGACTGGGGCTGAAGTCCCCAGAGGTAAGGTGACACTCGCACCTTTTTGCGGCCATGGTAATGCCGAAGTAAAGTAGTCGTGTCTTTTGCCCCGACGTAATAGCGTGTAATTGGATGATGTATCAGGTCCATCACCTTTATCTACTACAACGCTATTTTGTAAGTTTTCATCACGGAACCATTCGTTCCAAATGAGATTATAAGCACGTGGCCAGAATGCACAGTGCGATATTGTTCGTCCAGTATCGATCTGTCCGACAGTAGGTAAGCCCATATAATCCTGAAGGCTGCCTACAGCATAGCCATCAGTTGGGCTTGTTTGAGTTGGTACGACATAAGAAATTGAGTCGTTTGGGTTTTCTTGTTGACCCATGAATTTTTGCCAATTATTCCAAATTAGGCGATTGGGTACAAAGAAAAAGAATGAATCCATGATCATGTTATCCATGATCGGATATAAAGGCGTAGCCAGACGTGCGAAAGCCGTCATTTTTAAGTTGAAAGTATCTCCAGGGAGAACTTCATCAACATATACAGGAATTAAATAGCCCGCATCGAAAGTAGTTTTATGAGTTTTTTGAGCATCAAATTTACTGCGTGGTATGTCTGCTCTTGGAATCATAGCAAACTGATGTGTATTTACTGAACGATTGCGGTGCATGTTTTTCCTTGGTAGTTTTCCGGGGGAAAAGTAAAGCATTTTTCCCCTCGGTTGTTATTTTAGTTTGACTTGTTTGCCTAACGATAATAATTTTGGTACTTCATGTAAATTAAAGAGTCCAGTTGTATCGTCGAACTCTCCGAATTCGTATAGATCAAAGTCGTCAGGATGGTTATAAAGTTGGTTTTCAGTATCAGCGCGGTTGATTTCGTCAGAGAAAGAACGAATAGCAACACCGCTTGATGGTACGAACATTGGTCGACCGTAAGCTTCAGCTGCACGGTCTTTTACGGAAGCGAGGATTAATTTCATAATTTTCCTAAGTGAGGTTACGTTTAAGTTTTTGAAGTTTTGCCAGAGTTACAGTT